GTCCTGGGATCGGGACCTTGGCGGACCAACTGCGCGAGGTGCTCGAATCCTACCGAGCTGACCTCAAGGTGATGCAGGACAACCTCGGGGCTAGGGCGCAACTGATCGCCCGCACCGAGACGACTTCGATTGCCAATGGCGCTCGGATGAACGAGGCCAAGGCGCAGGGGGTCCAAGAAATGCGCTGGATCTCCGCGCGCGACGCGAACGTGCGCGAGTCGCACCAACAGCTCGACGGCGAGACGCGGCCGGTGGGGGAAGCCTTCGGGTTTGGCCTGAGCTTCCCGGGCGACCCGTCCGCGGACATCAGCGAGACGGCGAACTGCCGCTGCACCATCGCCGCGACATCTAAGGGACTTTGATTTATGGACCTTGCTGAACGTAACGCAACGCTGGTCGCGCTCGGGTGCGCGACGGATGAGCAGATCGAGGCTCTGGGGGACGGGGTCTTCCAGGCGAAGGATGCGGGCACCGTGCAGGTTCGCTGCGTCGCTGGCGAGGTCAAGAAGCTGGAGGACGGGTCGTTCCGCTTCAAGATCAGCGACGAGGCCCCGGACCGCATGGGGGACATCGTCCGCCAGGGCGGGGCCGACACGCGCAACTTCGAGCAGAACCCGGTTGTCCTGCTTGGCCACGACCAGGACGGCCTGCCGATTGGCAAGGGCGTGATGATCGAGCGCGCCGGGCAGGAGACGTACCTGCGCGTGAAGTTCTCGCACGCCAACCCCCAAGGGAAGATCGCGGAGGCGATGGTCGAGGAGGGCACCATGCGCGCGGTGTCCATCGGCTTCATGCCGAAGGCCGGGGGGGTCTATCACCCGAAGGACGACGCGGAGCGCAAGGAGCTGGGCCTCGGCAAGTACGGGGTGGAGTTCCGTTCTTGGGAACTGCTTGAGGTCTCGCTGGTCACGGTGCCCGCGAACCCCAACGCGCTGGCCGCGAGCCTTGGGAAGGCCGTGGAGCGCGGGGTGTGCTCGGAGAGCGAGGCCAGGGCGTTCGAGTCCAAGGCGCTCCCCACCGAGCGCGACATGCTCAAGCGCATCGGCACGAAGGCCAAGACCGCGGACGGGAACACAACCCAACCGCCCTTCGCGTGCGGCGGAATCCTGCCCGGCGGTGTCCTCGCGTGGACGGGCGACGGGAAGGAGGCCGTCTTCCCGCTGGCCGTATTCGGCAACACGCTTGCCCCGTCAGTCACCCTGGGCACTGGCGTTGCCGACTGGACCTTCTACCCGAGCGCTACAGCGCCAGGGATCGTCACGTACCCGAGCTACCCCACGATCCAGACCCTCGACTTCTCGCCCGAGCCCGCATGGGTTTCGCGGCTGGAGAAGTCCATCGCCGACCTCCCCGACCGCATTGCGGCGGCAATCACTAGAGCACTGCCCCAGGGCGTCCAACCCGCAGTCCCGGCCGGGACCAAAGCGGAAGAGACCAAGGCCGGAGGGCGGCATTACTCGTTGGCTTCTTTTCTTCACGACCTGAACACAGCCGCTAGCAAGCCCAGCGGCACCAAGGGCTAGCCGCCCTTTCTGTCTGACAACGCCTTAGCCGTGCATTTGGCGCGGCGGGAGCAATTTGGATATGGAAATTCCGCAAGTCATCGACGCAGGCAAAGAGCTCGAGAAGCTCCTCGCCACGTTCGATACGCGCATCGCCGCCGCCATCAGGGCGTCCGACGAAGCGCACGGCAAGGAGCGCGAGCAGCTCCAGGCCGAAGTCGCCGAACTCAAGGCCAAGCAGTCCGCCGCTGAGAAGGCTAAGGCCACCTCGGACGGCTGGAAGGTCAAGGGCCTCGAGGTTGTCGATCCCAAGAACCCGGCGCACTTCCGCAAGGGCGTCGAGCGCGCGTCGTTCTTCCGCTACGTCAAGACCCTCGCGGCAGACGGCATCAACGGGAAGTACGGCCTGGACCTCTCCGACTGCGGGCTCGAGCTGGAGCTGCGCACGCACATGCAAGAGGTCTCGGTTACCCGGGCCTCGCAGAACGTCGGCGCGTCCTCGGCCGGCGGCGCCCTGGTCCCGATCGAGATGCAGAACGAGCTCATCCCCGAGCTCCTCGCTGCGTCGGTCGCGGCCAAGTCCGGCGTGACTGTCGTTACCGGCCTGGTCGGCAACATGAGCTGGCCCAAGCACCTGACGGGTGTGGCCGGTGGGTACCTGGACACCGAAGCGGAAGCTTCGATCTCCGAGGAAACCCTGACCTTCGGCACCGTGACGGCTTCGCCACACCCCCTCGGCGCGGCTGTCGGCATCACCTGGCTCGGCATGCGCCAGCCGGCGATCTCGATGGAGGCGACCGTCCGCGGGGACCTCGTCACCAAGCTCGCGCTGCTCAAGGACAAGAGCATCTTCAAGGGTTCCGGCCAGAGCGGGCAGCCGCGCGGCATCGTGAACTGGCCGAACATTGGCGGCGTCAACTGGGGCACCGGCATCACCTACGGCGGGGCCTCGGACACGTCGCAAGACAAGCTCCGCGAGCACTACAACGACCTCGAGAATGCGAACGCTCTCGGGGACGAGCGCGGCCTCTCGTGGGTCGCGCAACCCGCCGCTCGCCAGAAGCTCGCCCGCGTCAAGGACGCTGACGGGCGAACCCTCTACATCGCGGTCGGGGAGCCCACGGTTCGCAACCTGCTGGGTTACCCGGTCTACACCTCGACGCAACTCAACAACGCCGCAGTGACGGATGCGTTCCTGCTCTTCGGCAAGTTCTCTGAATGCATCGACGCCAACTGGGGATCGATCGAGCTGGACATCACCAACTCGCACTCGAGCGACTTCCTCAAGGGCCGGGTTCTCGTGCGCGCGATCATGCAGCACGACGTGGCTGTCCGTTACCCGGAAGCCTTCTCCCTGGCCTCCAGCCTCAACGCTTCCTAGGGAGAGCACGTCACATGAACTTCTCAACTTTGAACCCGTCTGCTTTTTGCAAGCCGGCTCGTTCGATCGACCCGGATACCTACACGGCGAGCGCGAACGGGACCTCGGTGGACTGCCGCGGTTTCGAGCACGCTCTGGTGGTCATCGCGCTCAACACGATCTCCTCGTCCAACACGGGGACCATCACGATCGAGCAATCGAGCGACGATGGCTCTTCGGACTCCTTCGCGGCGATCTCTGGTGCGCTCTATACCTTCACCGGCACGGACGACGATGCGGTCAAGGCTATCGCCGTCCGCCTGCACGGCAAGGAGCGCTACCTGCGCGCGGTCTACACCGAGACCGCCACGGGCCAATCCACGCAGATTTCCGCCATCTTCGTTCTCATGGGTCCGCAAGACCGCTCGAACGATCAGAGCTTCTCCTACGCGGCGAGTGTGCTCTAGGAATCTCTTGATGTAACGGCAGGGGGCCGGGCATTGGGCCCGGTCCCCGGCCAGCTTCCCCCTCACGCGGAGACGTTTTTCATGATCTACCAAGTCAGAGGCTTTGCCTACCTCGAGGGCCCCAAGGGCGACCTGTGGGCCGGTCCGGGGCAATACATCCAGGCGAGGAATGCGGACGCGGTCCAGCGGTTCCTCGTCAAGTCTGGTCAGACGCACAAGGTCTTGATGCAGCAGTCGGCTCCGGAGGGCGCGGACTTCGTCGGCGTCCCGGCCGAGTTGTGCGACATGCGAGTCATCGGTGAGACGCGCTCGATGGCCAAGGCCGCGGAGCCGCAGATGGTCAAGCGTGGGCCGGGTCGCCCGCGCAAGGTTCAGCCCATCATGGGAGATGAGCTCGGCTAGTGACGCTCCTTCCGCTGACGACCGTTGAGCGCGTGAAGCGCCGGATGGGGGATACCGATCCCACGCCCGGCGCTACCCCGCTCGATCAGCAGATCGACACGATGATCCTGAGCGTCTCGCAGGCGTTCCAGAACTTCATCGACCCCCTCTCGTTCTACGTTGAGGAGCGCACCGAGGTCTATAGCGTCCATCAATTCGCCGAGGGAATCTGGCTGCGCTCCTACTTCGGCAGGGGCATGCCGGTGCCCACGGTCTCGAGCCTCAAGGTGCGCTCGCACTTCTCTAGCGCCTGGGCTGACGTGTCGGCGCAGGACTCCGGGACGTATGCCCTGAGCTCGCAGTACCCGGGCCTCCTGCTCTACAACGGCAACCTCCCCCAGGGCGAGGACACGGTCCAAGTCGTCTACACCGCGGGGTTTGCCGGGCCCTATGGGACCGGGGAAACGATCGCGGACACGACCGACGTGTTCATCGAGACCTTCCCCGTCCTGGCTGATGCCGCGGACGCCCAGGTGGTCTGGGAGTTCCGCCGCCGCAAGGAGCCGGGCCAGAGCTCGATCAGCGTGGAGGGCTCGACCTCAACCCAGCAGGGCGAGGTCAACCTTCTCAAGATCGCGCGCGACCGCCTGGCGCTCTACCGACCCCCGCAAATCTGGTGACCGCAGCCGTCCAAGTCACGATCGGTGGGCTAGAGCTTATGAAGGCCCTGGCCAGTACCCCGCAACGGGCGAGGTCGGAGCTCCAGACGGTTCTCTTGAAGCTCGGCATTGCGCACGAGAACGTCGTCAAGCGCCACCGCTTCCGCCCCTACAGCGGGGAGAGCGCGGCGGACCGCCTCCAGAGACGGAGCGGGAAGCTCGCGCAGGCGTACGTGCTGACCCGGCCGAATCGCCAATCGCTCGAGATGTTCTCCGGCATCCGCAAAGGTCTGCCGGGGTCCAAGTATGCGCAGATCCAGGAGCTTGGCGGAGTCGTCAAGGCGAAGGGCAAGTACCTGACCATTCCGACCAAGGCGGCCCTCACGCCTTCCGGTGTGGTCTCCGGCAAGTACCGCATCCGCAAGTCCGGGGACGGCTACACGACCGACGCGGGCGACACGTTCCTTTTCAAGAGCAAGCGGGGGAATCTGCTCATCGGCATCAAGGACAAGAAGACCGGCAAGGCTCGAGCGAGCGGTCGAGGCCGTAAGCGCGGGCTGACCGCGTTCTACATCCTCAAGCGCTCGGTCAAG